GCTATTAGATATTGTTGTTTGTTTTAGATCACTAGCTAATTTAGCAAGGGTTATATTTGCATCTGCTACTTTTACTGTTGTTACGTTAGCGTCAGTAATTTTAGATGTTGTTACTGAGTTAGACGCAAGCTTTGCATCTGTAACTTGAGCACCAGCTATATGAGCTGTGTCAATAGATCCATCTACATAGTGTTCAGAATTTATTGAGTCGTCAGCAATCTTAGTACCGTTAACTGCGTCAGCATTAATTTTTGCAGTAGTAATTTGGTTATCGCCTATATCTGCTGTCGCTATTGCACCATCAATAATGTTTGCAGTACTTACGCAGTTAGCCGCTAACTTTGCACTTGTAATCTGAGCGTCAGCAATATGTTGAGTATCAATTGACCCGTCAACATAATGTTCTGAGTTGATTTGATCGTCAGCTATTAATGCACTTGTTATATTGTCTGCTGCTATCTTTGCTGTAGTTACATTGCTGTTTGCAATCTTTGCAGTAGTAACGTTGCTATCAGCTATTTTTGCAGTGGTGACATTAGAGTCAGCAATCTTAGCTGTAGTGACATTAGAGTCTGCTATCTTTGCAGTCGTCACATTAGCGTCAGTTATCTTTGCTGTAGTAACAGAATTACTTGCTAAGTCTCCAGCAACTATTGTTCCGTCAGCTATTTTTACAGAAGTAATTTGACTGTCAGCTATATGCTGTGTGTCGATACTTCCGTCTACATAGTGTTCGGAATTGATCTGGTCATCAGCTATCTTTGCTCCAGTTATTGCGTCTGCATTAATCTTTGCAGTAGTGATAGCACTGTCTGCTATGTCTACTGTTGCAATAGTTCCGTCTGCAATAGCGGTAGAGGTGACACATCCTACGCCTAAATCAGCATCAGTTATTGGTTGATCTTGTAACTCATGTATTGCATATAACGCTTGTTCTTGGTTGGCATTTAAATCAATAGCACGGATAGAAGAACCAGCAGCGAATACAGCTTTAGGATCTTCATCACCATTAGTTTTACCAACAGTTGTTTGTCTAAATACTCTTACAGTAACACCACTCTTAGGAGCACCTGAAGTCTCTTGTAAAGAGCTAGTGATACTGGTGTTGTTAAAAGTTATTTTTGTAGGGTTGCTGCTTAGATTAACAGCATATTTAGTTGTCGCTTGCACTACTGAGTTGAGTGCAACTTTTACATCTTCAGTTTGTATGACCGGGAAGGTGAACGTAAATTCCAAATCGGAACCATTAGCCGCACCTCCGCCGTTGTCAGTATATGTAGTTGCCATTTAATTTCTCTTATGAGATAAGGGTTTGGCGGTGGATTTATTTAGGTATGTTTATCATTGCTTCAATCGTTTCTTGAGAAGAGTTATATCTTCTTCTCTCATATTCTTTTTCTTCTGCAATCAATAATTGCACATCTTCATCCTGATTTATCTTTGCCCAAGCTTTTCTTTTCGCACTATTAAATAATGTAGTTATTGCTTTAACGTGAGGAAAATCTTTTGGATTTAAATCAGCTTCACCATTTTTCCTTTTAGCTTGCATTCTTGCTATAGATAGTTGCATTCTTGGATCTGCCGCTAATCTTTCAAACTGCTTTATAAGCTTTTGATCTCCTAAAGCCTTTTGAAACCTTGATCTTATTTTTGGTGAATCACTTAAATCTGTTCCATCAGGAGCACTATATCCTACTGTTCTTAAGTCATATCCACTGTTAAAAAGAAATTCTCTACCCGGTGAATAATCTAAATTAAATTGAACTGGTGATATCGCATTAAACATACGAGTCATAAAATTATGATCTTTTATAGGATCTCCAGTTAGGATGTCATATTTGTTAGTAAGTGCATCTTCTCCTGCTAAACCTTCAGTAGCTAAGTTTCTATTTCTGATAGAACTCCAAACATCTGAACCTAGTTCTTTTGTATGTGGATTAAGCACTTTACCTATCTCATTTCTAAGACTAGATAATGGAATAGAGTTGTTCATTAAAGAAGCGACTATTCTATTTTGCTGTCCGGGAGCACCTGAAAATAAATCAACAAAGGATTGTAATCCTGCTAAATATGATTTACTTGTAACAGTTGAAGCTAAAGCCATTGATAATTTCATAAATTTATCTTCAGCCCATTCTTCACCCATTAATTCTGTGTGATCTCCAATGTCACCTACTAAAGCAAGTATCTGATTGTAAGGTTCAAAAGCGTCATAACTTACCCATTGACCAGCTATCTTAACTGTTCTAGGTTTCCATCCCATATCCATCCATGACTGTCTTTTCTTTCTATCTGTTGGTCCATTACCATGTAAATTACCACCAAGAAAAGCTTGACCAGCCATAAACAATGCTGATGTACCCATAGCGAGTCTTCCCTGTTGCACAGTCTGTGCAGTCAGTAAATCTCTAGAATTATTAATACCGTATTTAGCTAAGTGTTCTAAGTTAGCAGTAGGTTTAGTAAATGCTATCTCGTTAAATTCTTTTACAAGAAAGTTAAATCCGGGAGTATGTTTAGCAGTTAAACTTAAACCGTTAATACCAGTTCTTGCAAATAAGAAGAATGGTCTTGCCCATGGTGCACTATTAAAAGTACTTTCTAAATTCTTAGCAAATCCAGATAAGTCCTGAGTTAAAGTAGCTTCTCTCTTTGTATATTTTGCTGCTTCGTCAGTTAAGTTTCCATCGTTATCAAATATCTTTGCATTAAATTTATCTTCAGCATCTTTGAAAAATGCAGCATCGAAGTTTTTAAAACCTCCTTCACCCATTTGTTCAGTTGCTTCTAAAAATGCTTTTTCTCTAGCTCTCGCTCTACCAATTATTAATCCAAACGAATCATCAGTTGCTGCCATGATTTTAGTGGAGTAGGTAAACATATTAGTGTTGTTTGCCCATCGAGCCATATTAGCCATTCTGTAAACAAGCTTATCCATTAAGCCTGCACCTTCAGAGGTTTCAACCCAATGACCATACATCGCCCATTGATCGTCTGCTTTTGTTTTTTCGATATATCTAGTTTTCATAGATGATATATCGCCACTCCAATAGCTATTAAGTCTTGATTTAAATAATTGAAAAGATTCTGGAATTACTTCACGCATAGCATTTAAACTTGCTAAACCAGCTCTCATAGTTGTAACGTCACCTTTTAAAGCTCCACCAAGTGCCATCGCCATTGGACGTGCAAATGTTGCAGTAGCTGTACCCATAACTGCTCGCATTGATGTTTTAGGTCCAGACAAAACACTATGAGTAAATACAGAACCTAACTCTTTTATTAAAGCTCCAGTCTGTTTAGCTCCTCCTTTCCATTCTCCACCTTTAAGTTTGTACTTCATAAAAGCATCAAAATCATCTAAGGTATGAACTCCTTTAGCCATAGAGATACCTTCAAAGATAGTTTTAAATAATTCATCTCCACCTTCTTCAGGTGCTATTTTCATAGCTAATCTAAAAGCATCAATACTCTGTTGTACGTTTTGATCTACTATTTCATCAATCTGTTTTCGGGTAGCACGATCTCCAAGTTCTCTAAATTGTTGTGATAGTTCAGCTTTTTGAATAGCTCGCATTCTTAAACCAGCTATAAGTTTTTCACCTAATTGTTGTGCTGGTCCATCTACACTTCTGAGGTCATAGATGTTTTCAAGTTCTCTACCTGTAATACCGAGATCTCTTATTTCTTTCATAAGAGTTCCATTAACAGCATCTATAATTGGAGCCATTTCTCCAGCTATGAAATCATACTCTTGACTACCTGTGCGGCTGATTTTTTCTTTATTAACCTGTGCCCAGAATTCATCAGGAGTAAAGTCAGAAGTATTTCTTCCTTCGTAAATCTCTTTTGCTAATTTGGAAACTTTGGCATAATAAACTTCTTTTGGTATTCCTTGTCTAGCAGCAGTTTCGTCAAGACCTTTAAGGTAACCTTCACTAACTCCTCTTTTTAAAACTTCTTTTATAGTTTTTCTAGCTTCTCCTGAACTTACAGCTATTCTGTCTACTTCTACATTAGAAAGAATAGAACCAGCAGAACCATCTTCAGCTCCCCACTTTGTTTCTATATCATCTAAAGACTTAGCAGCAGATTCTATTGATTCAAGTGATGTCGGATTACCTTGATGTTGTTGTTTAATTTTAGGATTTTTATAAGCACCGAATCCGGGAAGTTCAAGTTGTTTCATCCCTTTTTCTGCTACCTGATCTCGAACACTTTCAGCTCTAACATCAGTAACTTGTTTTAAATCAACTACTTCTTCTTTTCCTTTAGCATTTCTAACGATAGCTTTACCAGATCCTTTTAAACCTCCACCAATTACGTGGATAAGGTTGTCAAATACAACTCCTATAGCCATACCTTCTACGACATTTTTCAATGTTTTCATAGCAGGATGATCGTGTTCTTTAGTGGCTAATGGAGTGTCTAACCATCCCCATCGTTCTTTTAGCATTCCTGTAACGTTATCGTCTTGAGATGTTTTAGACATGATGTCAAACTTCGCACCAGTTGCCGCACCTTTTAATAAGTTACGTCCAGTGAGTTGTTTTGTGTTTCCAAGGATTTTAAATTTAGGAGTTACCTTTAATCTATGTGCAGCTATTCTTGCTTTCCTAGCAGCTTTCAAAGCTTTAGGTGCATTCTTACCTACTGTTAAACCAGCTCCTACTGCTTTTGCTCCCTTTGCTCCTTTAGCTACAGAAGCTAACTTTGCAATACTTCCTAGTTTTCCAGCTCCCGGGATAGGGACTGCAAGAGTTGTACCAACATGAGTTACACCTCTTATTAGTCCTCCCCACCAAGTTTTGGTTTCTAAAGGATTCTCATCATCTACAAACCAATCATCCCATTCAGGTTTATAGTCCTTACCTTCCTCTGCCATTTCTCCAGTAAAGTAATCAATGATTCTTTCTGGCATGGTTATTAAAGAAGAAGCAGTGTCTTGGACACCAGCTACAACACCAACTCCAGTATCTTTTATGTAGTCACCAAGATTAGCTTTTCTGTTTTCCTCTTGTTCAACTAATAGTTGTTCTTGTGCTTGTTTATTTTGTAGTTCTTGTTGTTTTAAATCGTTACTATATTGTTGTTGTTGTTCTTGTGCTTTTCGTTGGGCTTCTGCCGCAGCATTTATCTCTTCTTCAGAGTAGCCCCCATCTGTAATTTCGATCTCTAATGATTGATCTTCGTCCATTGTTACCTCGGTAAAATAAGTGTCAACTTCGAGACACCACCGCAGTTAAATGTCTTCGTTCGTCACACTTGGATTGTTAAATAATGAATTGTCTTTTGTTACTTCCTCGCCTTCTTGTTCAAGCATCATTACACCCTGAATAACAGAATATGTATTTGGATTCTTGAATATAAGTTGAAGTATTGATTTGTCCTCTGTCATCTCCTTTGCAAGACCTTTATCATCAAATGGTTCTTGTGTTATCAAAGCTGCTTGTGCCAAGCCAAAAGTTTCTGGAGCTATACCAAGTTGTCTAGCTACATCAACATAATATCTAGGCATATCTGCAACACGTCTATCAGGACTATTTGACCAAGCTAATAATTCTTCATCAGCTCGTTGTCCTGCCATAGACATTCTTGATGTCTTCCATTGATTATTTTTTCCTTGATCTCTGCCTGTGGAAACGTCATCGACATATCGTTCTTCTTCTTGAGAAATAGTGTTATCTGCTTTTTGAGCGTCAGCTACTGCATCTGGATCATCCAGAAAAGTATCGACGGCTCCCATTGCAGTTTTATTAGCTGTTGCAGGATCATATCCTGCTGCAATTTGTACGTTGTAAGCATCGTTATATATCTCTTCAACATTTGCTCTTAAATATAAAAAGTTTTCTGATTTAATATCTCCTACACCATAATTACTTTTTAAGATGTTTTGAGTTTTAGCATCAAATAGTTTTTGATTTAATTTATAAGCACTTGTCCCATTTTCTGTAGGACCACCAGCACCCACCAAGAATCCTTTATATTTGTCGTAAACTGCATTACTGACATTTCTTAATTGGTAGCCATAAAGTTTGTCGCCTTGCGCCCGTTTCCACGTTTCTAAATCAGCTATCGCTTCATCATCAGGACGATATCCTTTTAATTTATTTCTAATTATGGAAGGGATATTACCTTTATATTTAGTATTAAATGCTTCAGTAAGGACTGTTGCTTGCTCGCTACTTATGGGACCCATATCTTTTAAATAAGCTACATCCCCAGTAGCTTGTGCAGTCAA